AAGTTTTATTGACACGGCCCAAACTGCGCTCCGAGGAATTGGCGAAACGGTTAACGCTGGAAGTCATACGCGTGAGCGGACCGGATATGCGGTCAACGGCCTTAAAAATTGTTTCTATTGCAAACTTAGTCGCCATGTTTTTAACTCCGTGGTGCCGTGCGTTTTTCTAACTCCCCGCGTAGCCCGTCATAATAAAAAAGTATTTCGCTTAATTTTAGCCCGCGAACGTCTGGGAGCCCTGCATAATCTCGCGCTATTTGTAACAGTGCGGACTGTGCGGCAATGATACCCCGGCGGCGTTGCGTACCGCCTCTCTGCACCAAGTCGACGGTCACGAACTGCCGAAAAAAGCCAACAGCTCCGAACAGAAGTTAAAGTCGCGCAGCTTCATATCTGAGAAGCGCACCGGTGCAGCGCCCGACCACTGAGCGAGAACACGGCGCGCGGCCTGTACGTCGCTGTCGTTCTTCAAACGCGCGGACAGCAAAGCGCCGGTCGGTTCGTCAAACGTCAACGGATCGCCGTCGTCACCGCGGGGGGTGAGTGCGACCACGCCGTCGTCGTCTACGGTCAACGATCCAGTTTCTACGCGCTTAATAAATTTATTGCGGAAAGACTCAAAGGCCTTAAGGTCTTCTTTGTCCAGTCCGGCGGTGCTTATGTCGATCTCGAATAGGTCGGCCCAGCGATCGAACTCCGCCTCCGCCACTTCGGTTACTACTTTCTTTTCCTTCATAATCGTTGTCCTGTTAAGTGCGCTGCGCCCCATTTCTAGGCAAGGGTCAGGACAAACCGCGCAGCGCGAAACCTGTTATTGCGGTGTTAGCTTACCACTTCCAGATAGATCAAGCGAGGCGGAGCTCGATTGGTTACTGAACACCACCTCCCCGACGATCTGGCCTGTCCCCTGGTACGTTACGCCGCTAACGTATGTAGCCGTTACGGGTACATCGCGGTTCGCGTCTTGCAAGTTCTGTAAAAACTCTTGATCCAATTGGGTGTCGTCGATTTCGATAGCGTTGCCCGTCAATGACCACGGCACGCGCGTTTTAACGGTTCGGGACGTGCCGTCGCCGTTTGACACTACCACGTTCTCAAAGCCGCCTAGCTTTCGCGATACATCCGCGTCCGCGGTCATTGCGAAGGATCGACCGTCTATAGTGATTGACTCCATGGAGCCTGCAATTGCTGGCATAGTCTAGCCTCCTTATACTGTAGGCGTTGTGCCGAAGAAGAAGCCCCAATTGAAGTCTACAGAAATAATATTAGTATTTCCGCTGATCTTCATTGTTGTGACAACGTCTAGGCGTTTAGGGTTCTGGTCGTTAATCGCGGCCTGCGTGTTAGCTTTGGCAAAATCAGGGTCGCTAATGATAGCACCCAGCGCGAGTTGGTCGATCAGGCTTGCGACTGCTGCGACGGCCATCTTCGGCTTTTTGGCCGTTCTGTTCGTCGTTGCTTGGTCGTCTGGGATTAACGGCGCACCGTCCCACTCAGGGTTGGCGAACGTCAGATCCAAGTTAAATAGAATATTAGTGATTTTTACAATATCCACAACGAACCTGTACTCCGGTGTCGGGTTGCCGCTTGGGTGAAAGAAAGTCACAATATCTGACAGGTTGATAACCCCGTCTTTAACTTCCGTCGTGGAGCTGCCGCCCTTCACTGCTTGATCGCGTTGTAAATAGTTCCACTGCTGGCCGTCCGTTCCCGGCGTCAGGCCGTCCGCTGTGCGGCTGCCGTAGTCGTGAGGCGGGTTGTTATTGGCTAGCGGCGCAATGCGTGAAAGCTGGCGAGCTGCTACGACGAAAGGCAAGTCATTAGAACCCGGGGCGACTAATTGCGCATTAATGCGATCGGTCTTGCGAGCGTCCGAGACAGTAATAGCCGTGGCCACGTCTGCTTCGGTGTTGCCTGTAAAGACAATAAACGGCTTGCGGAACAGAGCGCCCCAGCGGCCTTCGCCTTCTGTCTCGAATTCGTCCAGAATGGCGGTGTCTGCGATATTCAAGCAGTTTAGGACCATTGTTTCCCACACGTTGCCGATCTGCGCTAGTGCAGCGGTAATGTCAGGGTTAACTGCGCCCGTTACCGGTTGAGTGATCGCAAAGGTGATCCCTGTGTCCTCCCCCCCTTCAACTTCTAGCACAATATCGTTGCCCGTAGGCCCTGCCCATTTGGCGGTTAAATCTAACTGAGTTGTGCCGTCGGCTGCGATTACCGGAACATCAAGCACCGCACTAACTGCAATAACCATTTTGTCAATAATAGTGGCCACGGTGTCGCTAAGGCTGATCGCGAAGGCTTGCGATTGAATGTTATTGGTGACCACCCGGGCGGTGCCCGCCTTGGTAACAGTTCCGCTCGGTATGATGTTGCCCGCCGCGGTAACTGCCGCGGGCCCATCAACTAACGGATAAATGGTCACAGGAAGCGTGCCCACTCCGTCGCCGTTTGACGGTAGCAACTGTTGAACAGCTAAATGAATAGGAGACCCAAACCCGTAACGCTCCGCGGCTTGCGTTGCGCTCGTGACTTGGAATTTTGTAGCTGAGTATGTAGCCGCCGTGTTGCCTTGACCGAACACTGCGATCCGTTGTGGCAAGTTTACGACGTTACCGCCGCGGAGGTTTACAAACTCTGTTTTAATGCCGACCACCCGCGCTACGGCGGAGAGGTCAACTGCTGTACTTAGGGCCATAATTCCCCCTATGGCGTTGATTGGAAAGTAGCGTCGATCAAGATTTGTCCGTTCTCGTCAAAAACGATCGTGTTAATCTCTTCAAGGATAACAGCTTCCGTTTGTGGTGCAAGCTCCGACATTTTTACTTGTAGCGACAAGCGCAAACCTGCCAGCTGTTGGGCGTTTTGGTTCCCGAACTCTGGCTGGAATGATTGGATCGTGTTGATCTGCCTTTGGCCTATTAGCCCTAGCGCGCGGTCAATGCCGAGGGTCACGTAGCTGTCAGCCATTAAAATATTACGCACAAGACGCGCGCCGCGTTGCACTTCCCGGGCGGCTTTTTCGTCACCCGGTACGTGCCCCGCGCCACCTGCTAAAATTTCAGTAGCGCCGATCCCGTAAACATCAACATTGATCGTCGCTTCCATTTGTTGGCGATCAATTGTTTGTGATGCCCGGGCGTCTAAATTCGAAGAATCAAACCAGACCGAAACAACAGGTGACCGGTTAGCCGGTACGCCGCCGTCTTCCGTGCGTAAAAATTCCCAAGGGTTACTGCGTTCTATAAATACGCGCAGCTCCCAAAGTGCGGGGTCCTTTCCGCCGTCCGTTGCTAGTTGTTGCTGTGCTGCGGATTCTTCGGCGAGTATTAACGCGACTTTATCCCGGACAATTTCGAAGGTGTCCAGCTTGTCGATCAGATTTAAAATTTTAGCGGTCATTGCACCAGCTCCAGGCGGCAAGTTATAAGGCCGATCGACCGGTCGGGGTTTGACGCCATAACCTTAGTCTTGATCGTCTCGCCGGTGACGGTGGTATATTCCACCAGCCACGGCACTTGTGCCCCGTCTTCGATACCTACCGGCATTTGAAGGCCCGCAGCGCGAAGGCTTGCCACACGTAGTGCGACATTAGCATTGCGGCCGCTAACAGGCACGCCCGTCTCGGGGTCAATTAGCAAACTTATATCATTGCTGATCGCTTTGAGTTGGACGCTAGTTCCTGCTGGGTTTGTCACAGTTACGGTCTGGCCGTCTGCTTCAAGAGTGAAAGCCAGATCCGCTTCTGCTAGCTGGTGCAAGTCCACTATTTAACCTCAACACATGCGCCGTTTTCGACTAGGGCTTCTAGGGCTTTGGCACCGCCTGCGAGGTGTCCCTCGGTAACAAGCGCGCCCTCTTCCAGAATGCCCACCTTAGACGTGATCGCTTTACCTTCCGCGACATATACGCCCGGCTCGCGCGCTTCGGCTTCGGCTTCGGCTTCGGCTTCGGCTTCGGCCTTCCATGCTACTACATCCAGCGGCGCGCCGTCTTCACTACCCGGGGAGGGTACGTCTTTGGCGCTGTTGGAATAGTCGGGCTCGTCCGCCTGCGTGCTTAACTCTGCGTCTTTGGTTTTAGCCTTCAAGTCAGAAACAAGATCAGCCAATTGCTTGTTACTCAAGCCTTCGGTATTAATCACCTTTTTTAACGCTTCGGCTAGGCTCTTCGCCTGCTCTATCAATTCTTTGTTACTTGCCATTGTCCCGGCTCCTTAAAAATATGGCGGCCCGAGTCTACAAGGCCGCCGGATTAATTACGGTTCAACATCAAGACAACCGAAGCCGTCAATCTGAACAGGGATCAACAGCGGACGGCTTTCGAGTTCGCCCATGATCTGCTTGCCGTTTGGTGTAGGGTACACATTAGGCGTCACGTCGAAGCTGTTCTCGCGTGAAGTAATGCGGCCCGGCAATAAACCAGCGACACGAGGGTCGGGACCAAGAGGCAACGGAACGCGCGCGGAGGTCATATCAAAACGCGTGCGCGTTGAGTCTACAATCACCTTGTCGTCGGCTATGTATTTAACCGGGTTGCCCGTTTGTGGGTCCTTGAACTCTTCCGGGTAGGTCCACATGTCATAGACATAAGAACCGATCCAGATACGGCCTTGATTAACCGCGCCCGAGTCTTCCATTTCTGGGTCAATAAAGCCCGTTTCGATGCGACGGTTATCAAGGGCGGCCTGTACTTGGTCGCTGTTCATGAAGTCGCTAAACGCCTGATCGCCGAAGGTTAAGCGGTTAGGGTTGACTTTACCGTCCGAGCGGATTTTATCGGCTAGCGACTTGATATCATCAAGCGGCGTGGCCGTAGCGGCAGTGCTCCAAGCAGTGCCGACCGTAGGGAAGTGCGTCGCCTTTGGCTTAAAATCCAAAGTGTACACAGTCGCGCCGGTTTTATCCGTTAGGGTCAAGATCCCGGTTTGCAAGATTTGCGACGCTTGTTGTTCGACAGCGCGTTGAATCTTAGCGTCTACCAGCATGAAGCCTTGCGCCATTTTGGCAACTAGCTGTGCCGCAAACTCCGTACCCGCTGCGGTGAAGGGGTCAACCCCCGCCATGCGGTTAAGAAGGTCGCACACATCAAGGGGGAACGCTTCGCCATAAGCTGGTGGCGTGAATTCCTTAGTGGTGAAAATGTCAAAATCATTAAGATTAGGGCCGGTGCACTTCTTGATCGCAACCGCCACGTCTTCGCCGAAGCGTTGAATGTCGATCCCGACTTTATCACCGGAGTAAATACCGCCAGGCTTCACAGTGAAGCGGCGGCTCAAAAAACCTGTAGGGCTGCGCATCTGGATCAGAAGTTGCAACCAGCCCTCGCGTTTTAGTTCAATAGCCATGTGGCGTACTCCTTATTGGTTGTCTAGATTTGCTAGTTGGGTTGTAGCGAGTACGATAATTGAATAATCGCGTAATTGGTCGGTAACTGCTGCGTCGACATTTGATGCGTCGCCGTCTGCGTCAATAACCAGATCGCCTTTACGAAGTCGACCGCCTACGATTGGACGGCAAGGCAAGTCGCCGGCACCGGTCGCGGTTAACGCGTCCAGTAATACCGCTTTAGGTATTTGAGCACCGCCCGCCCCCGCCTTATCGAATGCGACCATCTTTCCCGCACCGGTCGCAACCGTGAGGGTGAACAAATCGCCTACTATAAAGTCCGTGCCCCCGTCGGTTACGGTGAACTCTAGCCCTGCGGCCTCAAATACCGTAGCCGCACCCGCGCCGACTGTCATGATCAAATCGGATGCGACTAGCGCGCCGTTAGGATCTTCTAGTTTCAAGATGCCACCGTTAACGACGGCGGTTGTTACTGTCAGCACATAAGCGCCCACAATTGGCACTACCTGGCCCGCGGCTACCGTTGCGAGAGTCACGGTACCGTCGCCGGTATTCGTGCCCGCTGCGGGTGTTACCGCAATTGCTACCGCTTGGCGCGCTAGGATTGTGCCCGCTAGTAAAGTACCAGCACCACCGAAGGTGATTAGTTCATCTTCGAAAACAGGGTCCCACACTACGACAGAGCGGGACGAATTATTTGTGATTTCCAACATAATCTTAAGCCCCCAGTTCTACGCCGCACGCTTCGGCAGCCATTGCGAGGACGTTAACCCCTGCGGCTGCTTCTGCGTCTGCGTCGGTTGCGTAGGCACCGTCAGCGGCGGCTGCCGCGGCTGCGTCGTCGTCTTTGCGTGCTTGTACGTCTGCGCGGTTCATACCCGCAGCCATGTATTTAGCCTGCAAGGTGGCGGTCATTGCTGAGCCGTCACCGATCGCACTGATCGCGGTTGCCATGTCGCCCGAGGCTTCACCCATTGTTAGGTGGGCTCCGACGCGGTCGCGTTCTTTGTCTTGGCCTTCCTTCGCCGCCGCCGCGTAAACGTCGGGGTTCTGGGCCTTCAAGGTTGTAAGATCCATAGACCTTTTCTCCTGTTGTTTCCCGCCGGTTTTGGCGGTGGCTGGTTTAGTATTATTTGATCCAATGGAATCAATCATACCACGTTTTAACGCTTCGTCAGCAAGTAATATTCCGCCTTGCCCAAAGTCTGCATTAACTTTTTTAACTGTTGTATTTCTGCCCTCTGCGACAGCTTCGTCGAGAAGGTCCGCGATCGCGTCGAGCTGTGCGACTACCACCGCTTTGCCTTTTGCAGTCGTAATGTCCGGGCGTTTGTCCGGTGCGTTCGAGCTTGTAATAGATATTAGCGAGTCACTTACGAACGCGTCGACCACTACGCCAATGCTGCCCACTGCGCTTGCTCGGTTGTGCGCCACAATTTCGTCGGCTTGACTGATTAGGCCGAAAGCCGCCGAGGCGGCCATAGTCCCGACAATCCCCTTAATGGGCTTATTAGTCGTTTGCATAGCCGAGATCGCGTCAAACATTCCGTTAACTGCACCGCCGCCCGAATCAAACCGCATAACAATTTGTTTTACTTCCGGGTTGGCGTCTGCCTCTGCAAGTGCTGCAATAATTGACGGGTACGTCGTATTACCACCACCGAACCAGCGGGCGAACATGTCAGGCGTATTAGTTAGCACACCTTTGACGTGTATCTCCGCACTATCCCCCGCGATTGCCATTAGCCGCGAGGTGTCGTCGGCTGCAAATTCTAGGTTGAACTGCGCGATCTGCTCCGCGGTAAACTTAACACCTGATGATCTGGCGTCCTGCATGTCCTGTAATACGCTTTGTAACAATAGCCACATGGCCGCCTCCTTAAATGCTAGTGTCTTCTAACATGTGAATTGTAAAATTTGAATTACCCAAGGTTATAGTGCCCGCGGTATCGGACGCAACCCACGCTGATAACTTGTCACCTTTTAAAGAGGTAACTTGGCCCCCGCCTGAAACGTTTTCAATATCGCCACCGTTGGGCTGTTTAGACGACGTGGGCCGTTGGCTAAAGAACATCTGTCCGTCTCTTTCTATGCCGATCACAAAACTGATAGTCGCATTATTTAACGAATGCCGGAACCCCGCCCAGCCGATAGGTACGATATAAACGCCATCGTTAGGGACTGTAAATTCAGCATTAGCGACCGTAAACTCTCGGATACTGCCCTCTTGGATAAAGGCGGATATTTTATAGTAGCCACCGAAGGGGCCGTCGTCCGAGGTTCCGGTGCTTGGTCCTGCGGGAGGGTTTAACGTGCTGCTTCCGCTTGGGTGCGCTGCCACTACAATTGTGTTTGGTTCTGGGTCGCCTGCGTCTTTTTGGGTGATCGCCATAGTACCGTAGACTGGGCGCGTTCTTCGGAGTTGCGCTTTAATAGCGGCGGTGGCCCCGCCTCTCCCGCCCCCCTGCGATATTGGCTGGGGTGCGACTCTTGGCAGCTCAATTTTCCCGACTGCTTTCTTCACTCCGTCCAGCCACACAAACAACGTGTTACGCTCCAGCTTAACATCTGTGATGCTCTTGCCGTCTTCACCGTCCTTGCCGTCCTTGCCTGGGCGGGGCGTCGGTACCTGAGCGACGATCGCTTGGACGCTTGGGCTAACCCCGTCCTTGCCGTCTTTAGGCTTGGGGATCTGGGCTAATATGACCGTTGCAACGTCTGCCAGTAGTACCGGCTGCGCGTCTCTGCCGTCCTTGCCGTCTTTAGGCTTAGGAATATGGGCGAGGACATGCTTAACAACTGCCATAGTGTCCGGGCTGATTCCGTCCCTGCCGTCTTTAGGCTTAGGGATTTTAGACAGTACAAGGTCGGCGATCGCTTCGGCGCTTGGGCTGACCCCGTCTTTAGGAAGTGGTATCTGCTCTAAAACTTGCGCGGCTATCTTTTTAACGTCCGGGCTGACCCCGTCTTTAGGGGCTGGCATGTTCTGCACTTCGGCGCGTAGTTCTTTGACTTCGCCGAGTATCTTTTTAAATGCAAGAGCTAATTTATTGATCATTTGTTAAATATTCCTCAATCAACGCCTCAACGTCGGTCACGTCCAAGGCTTCCACCTGGTCGACCGGCTTTCCGAACTCCTGCTCGAACTCTGCAAGAGGTCGGGCCGCTTCCGCTTTCATTTCGTTTTCACGTTTTAGACGCTTAATGTTTTTTGAGAACTTGGTGCCGGTGAGCATACGCGCCTCGCGGGCGTTGCTGGACCAGCCCTGATCGATCAATTGCTTCGACCCTTTTGCCTGCTTCAACATGTCCGTCGAGGGCTTGATCGACCCGTACCAGTCCGTAGCAACCCACGCGCCGAACACGTCCTGCCGCTGTGGGTCTCGCCAAGCGTCTAGCAGTCCCGGCGCTTGAATGCGTCCGCGTAAATTCTCGCTTAATAACCAATCTATGTAAATCGGCTGGCAGAAAGTCTCGCCCCAATCGGACCAAACTTTGTTTAAATATATTTTAAATTCATTGATCGCGGCTTGGCTGGCGCTGTAGTTGTTGGAGAATGCAAGGCGTAAAATTTCGGGTGGTATTTCGTTAGCCCATGCGACCGCCTGAATGATGGCCTCTTCAAAGGGTCCGAAGTTTATGTCGGTGCCTTCGCCGCCCTTCATTACTGGCTCTTCGCCGACTTGTAGCTCTTCAATGATTAGGCCCGGCACTTGCTCCGCTATATTAAACGTACGTTTGCTTCCGTCGTGGTCGGTCGTCGTTGCCTGTCCCCTGCGTGTCGCCCCCGCCGTGATCGGCCGCGTGCCTTGCTTGTCTTCGGTCTTCTTGATGAACATGGCAAGGATCGAGTTTATGACCGCTTTACGTTGTGTGCTGTCGCGGTATCTGTCGATCTCTTTCAATGATTGGAGCACCAACGACAGCAACGGCTCGCCGCGCACGTCGTCGAGGCGCTTCTCGGTACCAAACACTAGCCACGCCAAACGGCGGCCAGAACGAGCGCCTTTAGCGGGTAGCCGCTTTGGTTGCCCGTCGCTGTCTTGTCTGACCCAATATGCAACCACACGGCCTACCCGGTCCAACTCTACGCCGTGGCGTATTTCGTGGCCCTTTGCTAGCTTAGTGCTGCCGCCTAGGGGGGATTGTACCTTTTCGCCGCTGATAAGCTGCACCATTGGCAGGTTGGTTTTATTGGATTGTCTGAGGACCACCAGCACGTCACCACTGATCAAGGCTTCCATTCTTGCGGCGCGTTGAATAGCCCCGAAGGTGGCGCGGTGTTTCCAGTCGCATTGCTCAGGGTCTTTACCCCATAGCGCGAAACGGTTCTCGACTGTTTCAGTCCAGGCGTTGAGGCTGTCCTCGGGTACGCCGATCAGTTCTTCGTCGGGGCACGCTTCCGGGGTTATGCCGGTGTTAATTTCATTTGTGATTAGGCGGCGGATTAAACCGCGCGCGTATAGATTCTCGCGGAAGAGTTGGTCCGAACGTTTGCGCAACGTCCAATAGTCAGTCGTAAAAAGTTTAGTATCGCCGAACCCTCCGAAGAACTTGTCGCCGTCAAAGTGCGTATTAACCGCAGGCGCTAAACTATGGCCGAGAGAGGCACGCGGCGAAAGCTCACCCTCCGTTATCGGCATGGCGTCATATTTCTTGGCGTATTGCTCTAGCTCTACTTGATTCACCAGCCGGGCCTCGCTATCACAGCGCCGCAACCGTCGCGTCGGGCGATCAGTGTAGCGCGTCGGTTATACAATCCGTCTACTCCGTTGCGGATCTCGGTCAGGTTGGCGCGTGTCACGGTCTGCCGACTTTGGCCGGTGTCGATCGTGTACGACTGGACGCCGCCTGTTGTGAGCGCTAGTTCTGCAGCTTCGTATTGTTCGATCGCCGCTTCTGTTGCAGTAATGCGCGCGGTCAAATATGTAAAATCGTTACAGGTCACATGATCGCTCCACTAGCTTTAATAATTTGGTCGGGTCTTCGGCCACTTCCTGTGCTCCGCTTCCCCGTTAGTATCTCAGATTATGCGGCATTACTTGAATATTAGCAAGGGGACCAGTAGAGACCTGTTGCCGCTTCCTCCCAGAAGTCGGGCCAGCTTAGATACTCAAGGGCTAGCCGTTGTTCACAAACATCAAGCGCCACCACTTCCAGCGCGGCGGTATTGTAAACTAACAAATCCCATAGCTCCTGCCGGGCATTACCCGGGCGGTGCCAGTAAGTGCCTAACAACTTGCCGCTTGAAGGGTCCCGCTTTTCGCGTTTGTATTCGACGGTCAATTCATTGATCGCTTTGTTTGGCAAGTCGCTAGGGGCCGACCAATTGTTGCGCGGCATGTGGCCGACGCCGCTCCACTCGCGCTTCAATGCCGCAGACCAGCGGTCTTTGTAGATATCAACAGTAACCGCAAGGTATCGCGTGCCCGTGGCGTTCTCTCTGACCTCGAATTCTTGGAAGCGTGCGCCCTTGGTCGGTTTGTCTCTGCCGCGTAACGGATAAACACCTGTGTCCCATTGCGCACAAAAACCATAAACGGTGTCGGGCAGGTACGAGGCGTCAACAATCGTCATGGTGATCGGGTACTCCCTGCCGTTTTCTACGTATGTCCGTTCATCTATAATTTTTGCCAATTCTTCCCATGGCGTGGCGTCTGCGTTCTCGCAATCGCCCTCAATGCGGAAGTAATCGATCGTATACGCCGCGTAACCCTTATGATCACCACTTGGGGCCCATGCGAAGATCGACACAGCAAGCCACGTCCCCTGAACATCGACCGTCATCGTCAACAGCTCGACGCGGCCGCCTGCGTTCTTCACAGGGTGGTCGCCCGGTAGTTCGCCCATGCGGTACTCGGCACGACGGTGTGGGCTAATCTGGTAAGGCTTGAGCTTGTCAGCTTTGAGTTCGTACGGTTGGCCGAGGTCGTTATTATAAAATACTTGCAGCGCCTCGCCGTCGATCGGTAGGTTGGCCTCGTCGTCCCATGCCTCAAGCCATGCGATCGCGATTGCTTCCCACGTTCTGGCAAAGTAGGGGGCGTACAGTGCCGACAGGTGGTAGCTTCTAAAATTTGGGCGGCTTGGTTTAGCGGTAGGTACCCAGCGGCCTTTCTCCATGATCGACAACTTGTCGTCGTTAGTCATTTCGCCCGAGCAGTGCTTACACACGTAACGGACCGACCCTGGTTCGATTATCCCGTCGGGGTCCTTGCGCCAGATCAAGCCATAGGCGGTGCCGTCGCCGTTCACTCCCCTGAATTTTAAAACCTGATATTCTCCGCAGTGCTTGCACGGGACCTGATAATACCGCTGGTCGCCTAGTTTGAACCGCTTGCTGATAACATCGGTGGCGGTAATGTTCGGGGTGCTTAGATCTAAAATTTTGCGGGTTAGTTCGTACGAGTTGGTCCGGGTCTCTGTTAATTTCATCGGATCGGCGTCACGGCCAACGACCAACGGCCAGCCGCTCACCTCGTCTCGAAGTAAGTACGGGGCTGATAACGACCGCTGTTTGTTCGCATTGATAGCGCCAAGCGGGAGCATATAGCCGCCACCTGCCCACTCGATCTTCTTGTTGGTTAGACCCTGCTTGTTCTTGCGCATTTCGTCATTAGATTGAATTAGGTGGCCGAGTCCTGATTGTTGAATCATCGGAACAATGTTCACCTCGGTCTTGAGCTCTGCAAGTTCTTTGTCGGCGGTGAAGAACAGTACAGGTGCCGTGCGTATGTAATCAATTAGATACCCGATCACATTTTCCAAAATTGAGACGGTCGCTGCTACCTGCGCTCCTTTTTGCACGGCGGTAAATTGGACGGGGCTGTTCGGGTCGAAGTTGTCCACGACCTCGCGCCAATACGGGACCGCGTCCCAACTGAAAGGCCCCGGCTGTGGCGTGGTGGCCCGTGGTAGGTAGCGAACTTCTTCCGCCCACTCGCTGGGCCGCTTCTCTTCGTACTCGTCGGTGGTCGCTTCGATCTGAGTAGCCATCCACTCGCCGGTTTCTCTGTACCATTGGCCGCCGTCAAATATCACGCAGACTCCTTACAAGCTGGGTCTTCGAGAGTTTTATGATCCGGCTGATGGTGTCGCGCATAGACCGCTCGATCTCTGTCTTCTCCGCGTTGGCTCTTACCTGGACCGCTACCTTGTTCGCCATGTTGCTAACGGCGTCGGTTAGTAACGCTTTTTGCATACCGTCGATCATGGCCACCAGCCTTTCGGCGTGTGCGCGGTGGATATATTCGCCACGCTTTCGCGCCTGCTCTTCTTCGTACCCGCGCATCTGGATCAAATTTTTGACCGCAGAAGCCAGGTCTTTAAATTGCGATTGTGTACCGTACCTGGCGATCAGTTCTCGCACTGACATGTCGAGGTACTCGTTCGCTGTGCGGTCTTCATCGGCTTTGTCATCGTCAAATTGTTGTGGTGGGAAGTGGTCAAGGTGCGTACTCGGTGGCGCGGTGCCTTTCCCGTTTGGCTGCTCGCGAACACTGGCGCGGGCGGCAGCTGCAATGGCTGCGCCGTCGGGTTCTTGGTAGTCGTATTGCGCGCAGAAGTGCGCGGCGTCCGGGTGGTTTAGATCGACTTTATCACCGACCAACGCGTTCTCGAGTCTTTTCCCTTTTGCTGCCAGTTTGTAAACCAGCGCACGGGAGCAGGAGACGCGGCGGGCCAATTCCCCCCGGGTTATGAGTCTGTGTGTCCTGTTCATCTGGCTAGTATAGCGC